CGGTAATGGAAAACTCTCATTAATCGTTAAAGGAGTTAGAGATGCCTCTTATGGTGCAGAGCTTAAAGAGCTCTTCGTTGAAGGCACCCCCGGCCTTGGAGACTTAACGTCCAAGGTCCAAGCAATTCTCAAGAAGACATCTGCCTATGGAAAGAAGTTGGGATACATTCCTGCTTTAGACGGGCGAAAAATATATACTGAGAGCGAACACAAAGCTCTTAATTACCTACTACAATCCTGTGAAGCTGTAACCTGTAAAGCGGCTTTAGCTTACGCATGGTTAAAAATTCAAGAAGAAAAGCTAGATGTTAATCCACTTATCTTTATGCATGACGAGATCCAATTGGATGTTTTAGATCGTGATGTTGACAGGGTAAGAGAAATCTGTGAAGAAGCTTTCAGAGAAGCACCTAAGACTTTTGGAGTTACTATTATGGATGGTGATTCTATGGTAGGTAAAACATGGTACGACACACACTAAATTAATTGCGCCTTATAATAGGCGCTTAACTTTAAGGTAAATTATAATGAACAACTATCGATATATTTCTTACACAACCCCTTCGGCTACTTGGACTTATGACAGTGTTAAAGATGTTGTCACACTTTTCTGGAAGCAAAATGGAACAAAGATTCAGTACAAGTCAACTTCTGTTCACTTTGTAGAGCATAAGGAGCGCACCCTCCGACTTGCCCATGAGCGGAAGCAAAGCTAGTGAAAGCCTTCATTGATGGTGACCCATTGTTGTTTATAGCAGAATGGAAACGCACTGTCCAAGAGGCTAAAGTCAGGATAGACGAGCTGGTAATGTCTATTTCTGACTCTGTTTTTGTTGATCAACCTAAAGTAAAAATAGCCGTGAAGGGTGAGGGCAACTTCCGCTATGATATATTACCCACCTACAAAGGTGATAGGCAAAGAGACGAAGATAGGCAGTGGCGCTTAAACGAATTACGAGACCACTTAATTAAAGAGCACGATGCTGTTCAAGCCCACGGGCAAGAGCCAGATGATTTACTAGCACAATGGGCTCACCAATGTGAAGACCCGTTTGCTATTTGCTCGATAGACAAAGATTTGCTCACAGTGCCCGGAATCCATTTTAATATTGGTAAAAACATCATTGAACATGTGGATAATGACCGTGCAGATTACTTGTTTATGCAACAATTGCTCACAGGTGACCGTGTAGATTGTATACCCGGACTGGCAGGTATAGGTCCTGCAAAGTCAGCTAGACTACTTGAAGGCATACCTTATGGTAAACGTATGGATGCTGTTAAAGCAGCCTACAACGAGGTTTACGGCTCTGGTTGGAAGAAGGAACTCCAGCTTACCTGTGACTTAATTTACATAAGGAGAGAGGAAGGTGTCGGCTACAAAATCGAATAAAAATAAAAATAATACCGATTTAGATAATGGTCACTGGGAATTCCATACTAAAATGGATCCACATAAATTTTTTGGCTTTACTTACTTAATTCGTTGTACTAAAACCGGCAAAGGATACATTGGCCGTAAACAGTATAAACACGCTGGTAAGAAGACTTCAAGAAATCACGGTAAAGAAATGGCTTGGAGAACTTACGCTGGTTCTTCTATTCATTTGGCTGCACATATCCGTAAAGTTAAAGCAGCTAATATTCAGTTTATCTGTCTTGGGGAATATTCCTGTAGAGGAGACTTGGTGTATGCTGAAGTGGCTGAACAGGTGAAGCGTGATGTCCTTAGGGTGCGTCAGGATAACGGAGAAAGAGAGTACTTTAACGGGCAAATTAGCGCTATCAAGTTTATTCCACCTTGTAAGGAGAGCCGCGTGAACGAGAATATTTAAGGGATTATTATGAAGAAAAACAGGACAAGTGGTACAATTGTACTACACAATCAACCCTGCGACATTGAAGGTCCTAAAGAGTGTCATTCTTCAGATGCCATGCAAGTATATGACGATCACAGTAAGTACTGTTTTAGTTGTTACCAGTATGGCAAGCCTGAAGTAGACACAAAAACGAGGGCTAGTAATATGGAAGAAGAACTGTTATTTAATAAATCAGACACTAAGGTGGTACACATAGATGCAAAGAACTCGTCCAAATCCAAGCTTGCTCTTATCCCTGAATCCCAACTTACCTTGCGAGGATTCAGAGAACGAGGTATTACCAAGTCAATTTGCGAGTTTTACGGAGTTCTTAGCGTACAGTCTCCAGAAGGCAAAATCCTCAAACACGTCTACCCCACCAGAGAAAATGGAGTAGTAACAGGTCAACAGGTACGAACGCTACCAAAAGACTTTAAAGCTCACGGCTCGTTAGCTGGGATGTTTGGCATGGATCTATTCCCTGCAAAGGGGCGTAGGATTATTGTAACAGAGGGTATGCTGGATTGTATGGCAGTGGCTCAGGCCACCTTCGAGAAGTACAATAAGATTTACCCAGTAGTTTCTGTATCTAAAGGCTCTGGTAATGCAGCTCAAAGTGTACTGGAGAATCGTAAGAAACTCCGAGGATTCGACGAAGTAATTCTGATGTTTGATGAGGACGTTCACGGTCGTGAAGCTGCTGAAGCGTGTGCCAAGATTATCGGTTACGATAAGGCAAAGATTGCTAAGATGCCTAAAGAAGACGATGACCCCTGTAAGGTGTTCACCAGAGATGGTGGAGCTGCTCTGTTGAGTACTGCATGGGACGCTGAAGCTTACAGGCCTGCAGGTATCATATCTAAGGACCTAATATGGGAGGCTATGCAGAACTATCAGGACAAGGTACATATCCCATATCCCGACTGTCTTGGAGGTCTTAACGATAAGTTTAAAGGTATGCGCCAAGGTGAGATAGCGTTGTTTACATCTGGAACAGGTTGCGGTAAGAGCACAATCCTAAGAGAAATTATTTGGCATCTGTTGAGTAGCTCAAAGGATGCTAAAGTTGGTATAATTAGCCTTGAAGAGTCTCCTGCTGAAACAGGCAGAAACCTTGGTGGGCTTTCTATCAGTAAAAACCCAGCGGCAGAAGAGATATCTCCGAAAGAATTAAAAGAGGGCTTCGATAATATATTTGGAGAAGATCGAGTAGTCCTTTTAGACCATGATGGCTGTGAGCTAGGTTCAGATCTAGTAGATATAATGGAGTGGATGGCCCTTTGTGGATGCACTCATATTTTTCTTGATCATATTACTATTGCAGTATCTGAAGGTGTTGACGGGATGGTAGGCAATGAGGCAACCGATAAGTTCATGAACCAACTAGGAAAGCTAGTTAAACGCCATGACGTATGGTTAGGTGTTGTTAGCCACCTCAGAAAAATGGGGGAAGCCGGTAAATCTTTTGAAGACGGTAAGATGGCTACTCTAGATGATATCAGAGGTTCAGGTTCTATCAAGCAAGTATCTTATGACATTATAGCGTTTGCTAGAAATTTAAACGCTAAAACAGAAAAAGTAAGAAACACAATCACCTTAGCAGCTTTAAAAGGGCGAACTATTGGTCGTACAGGTTTTTGCGGACAAGCAGAGTATGATTGGAAAACAGGGAGGCTTTCACGAGTTCTTAAAAACAATGAATTGAAAGTGGAGGAGTCGGGTGTTGACGAGTTAGTGGTGGAGATTTAAGATGGAAGGCGATGAAAATGACGAAATTTTTAATAAGGCGCTAATAGCGGCTAGGTCTTTCCTTAATAGGCGAGGGCTATGCTACCATTTCGTCCAGCGTAAAACCCTTCACGTATTTAATGAAGAGAGGGGTGTTGTAGAAGAATTAAACCCAAAAGAAGCGCCAATAGGGTATGGCAGATTAGATCTTAGAGATAACGCAGCTGCAATGTATTCTGATGAATATATGAGACCCCTCAGTAGGAAAAGTGCTTTTACTTGTTGGCTAGCTGGGGAAATGACTGTATACAGAAGAGAGCTTTCGGGAGAAGATTTTCGGTCTCCTTCTAAAGTTTCGGGTTTAGCAGCTATGTTATCTGGTGATTCAGACCCTGTTGAGTTTGGTAGCTCTGATAGAGAGTGGGCTGCATCTGCATGGTGCACCGCTTCTACTAAATTAGACCTTGTAGGGGTTTGCTTAAAAGTAACTCCAGTGCGGTTGAGCTACGTAGAAGTTCTTTCTATTGCAATAGCTATGCGTAAAATAAAAGAGATGGTTGAAGAGCCAGATGCGGTTCAAATGATAGCTCCTTTTTCTTACGGGAAGGGCTTAAGGATTAACCCGCTAAAGAAAGCTAAAAAAGCCGCTTCTGAAGATAGTAACTATAATATTGCATTATCTAACATTAAGCCAAGTGCAGAGGTACTGCTGAATAGAATGCAAGCGATACTAGCTAAGCCAAAGAGTGAACAACCCGTGGCGCTTACAGCACTATTTCACGGTGCACCAGGAACAGGTAAAACAGCTCTTGCAGAATACATCTCTAAGAGCATAGAATACCCTATAATGAAGAAAGCCTATGGGGAAATACAAAGTAAGTATGTTGGTGAGGGTGAAAAGAACCTTAGTATGATATTTGAAGAGGCCCAGAGCACAAAGTCTGTGCTTCTTTTGGATGAGATTGACTCTATTGCCTCTAATCGGCAAATGCAGGAGAAGAACCACGATAAGACAATGACTAACCAACTACTAACCTCCTTAGATAACTATGAGGGTATAGTCATTTGCACAACTAATTTTATTGGGTCTTTAGACCCTGCAGTTCTTAGGAGATTCTTTTTGAAGACTGAGTTTCAATTCTTAACGGAAAACCAACAACAATTAGCTCTCAAGACCTTTTTCCCTAAACACTATCGCGGGAAGAAACTACCTGATCTTAAGTTTTTAACAGCTGGGGATTTTAATGTAGTAAAAGAAAGGTCTTTGTATGAAGCAAAACATCCTGATTTTGACAGGCTTGTTGAGATGTTAAAAGAAGAAATAGAGATTAAAATTAAAGCAATGCCAGAGCTTCAGGCACTGGTTAAACCAAAAATGGGATTCCATTAATGAGACTATCCAACAATAAATTTTTCATGGGGTTTGCTGAATATGTTTCTAGTCAGTCAAGGTCTACCAAGCTTAAGGTAGGGGCCTGTGTAGTTAAAGACGACATAATCCTTGGTTACGGGTTTAACGGTACTCCAAGAGGCTCTAATAATGAGTGTGAGATTAACGGAGAAACTAAGCCCGACGTAATACACGCGGAAGTGAATGCGTTGATGAAAGTAGCGCGCAGTACTCAATCCTGTCATGATGCAGTAATGTATACTACAGAACGCCCTTGTATGAATTGTTCTAAGGCAATTGTAGCCGCCGGTATTAAAAAGGTGGTATACAAGAATTTAAAAGATGATGACAACGGCCCTTTAACTTTCTTATCTGAATGTGGGGTATACGTGGAGAGAACTAAATGACTTACAAGATTGTAAGAAATAAAGTACCAGCAAATTATGAAAAAGACCATGGGAAGAAAGCCGTTACACGGAAATTCTACGGTCCGTCTGAAGAGAATTACTACTCTAGAGAAAAGATTTGTGAAGAAGTTCAAGAGTTATTTGACGCACCTAACATAGAAAACGCTTACGAGGAAGCAGCAGACGTATACGCAGCCCTTATGAGTTATTTAGAATTTTTGGATAAAGGAAAGACCAAACGAGAAGTACACGATTTATTTGTTGGTGCGCACATGTCAAAGACTGTTAAGTTAGGCTCTATGAGCCACAGGATTCTTATGAGCGTGAGTGACGAAGATAAGGAATTTTATTATAATAATATTAAAGGAAAAATAACAGATGAGCATGGGAAACTATGAAGCCTTCATTGCAGCGTCGCGCTATGCACGATGGCTACCCGATCATGGAAGGAGAGAAACATGGGATGAAACAACACAACGATGGGTTGACTATTGGTTTCTGAACAAAGAGATGCTGACAGAGGACGAGGCTGATCATCTATTAGCGATGGTACGTAACCTCAAAGTCATGCCAAGTATGAGAACATTAATGACAGCTGGCGAAGCCTTGGACAGAGATAATGCCGCAGGGTTCAATTGTTCTTACCTACCCCTAGACTCACAACGCTCTTTTGACGAATTAATGTATGTCTTGATGTGTGGAACAGGCGGCGGGTTTTCCTGTGAGAAGAAGTACATTTCTATCGCAGCCAGCCATATGCCTCCAGTAGCAGATGCACACCACGAAACAGATACAGTTATTGTAGTGGCTGATAGTAAAGTCGGATGGTGTAAATCCTACCGAGAGCTATTATCTCTATTGTGGACTGGTCAGTTACCTAAGTGGGATACTAGTAGGGTGAGACCAGCTGGAGCCCCTCTTAAGACCTTTGGTGGAAGAGCCTCAGGCCCTGAGCCTTTAGAACAATTGTTTAGGTGGACTACCGAATTGATGGTTAAGGCTGCTGGACGTAAACTGACTACTCTGGAAGCCCATGATATGGCTTGCAAGATAGCTGAGGTAGTTGTAGTGGGTGGGGTAAGGCGATCTGCTCTTATCTCTTTGTCAGATCCTGACGATTCCTACCTGAGAACAGCTAAGACTGGACAGTGGTGGGATAATAATCCACAGCGAGCGTTAGCTAATAATTCTAGTTGTTATGAAGAAAAACCTACATTTGCATTTTATCTTAATGAAATGAAGGCTCTGCATGACTCTGAGTCCGGTGAGCGTGGGATATTCTCCCGTGTTGCTGCTCAGAAAATTGCTGCACGTAATGGTCGCAGAGATGCTACTTACCTGTTCGGTACCAATCCGTGCAGTGAAATTATCTTAAGACCCTACCAATTCTGTTAACTAAATAGCAGAATCAAAACTTGGTGAATTGACTGGGAACCCTGACCGCTTAAAGGCGAAGGCAATCAGCAGCGAAGCCCGAAAGGGAACGTTCAACGACTATCCGCAAGGAGTACACTCAAGTGAGTGGAAGCGCCAAGCACCTAATGTGGTGATGATATAGTCTGAGCTGTATGGAAACATGCAGGAGAGTCAGTCTCTTAGGAGACACGTTATGAAAGAAGAGGTATACTTACCCGAAGAGTACGGCCCGTGGACTAAAAACAGAGAAGGCAGCTACTCCTCTGAGTCACATAGGCAATGCAGCCATTGCAGGAAGCTATTTGAGCGTTGGGGCTTAACCAACTACAACCTCTGCCCTCCTTGTAATACTAAAAGAGTTCTGGAAGTAGACCCTGCTGTGAAGATGTACCGAAGAGCCAAGAGCCGAGCAAAGGACAAAGGATTAGATTTCGACTTGAAAAAGTCTGACATCATTATTCCCGATTCTTGCCCGATACTTGGAGTACCTCTTGTTGTACACACAGGTTCTGGAGCTTGGCCCGACAGCCCTTCCTTAGACAGGATACTACCCGAGAAAGGGTACACCAAAGGTAATGTCTGGGTGATAAGCCAAAAAGCAAACCAAATGAAAGGAAACGCCACACCTGAAGAGCTTAAGGCTTTTGGGGAGTGGGCAATTAAGCAATAAGACTGACTCCGGTACAGCCTAACGAACTGTATTGAACATAACTGAATTTAACAGAAGTAGTAGCAAGGCCAGAAGACACATTGGATGACTTGAAAGAGAAAGTAGAGGCTGCAGCCATCATTGGCACTATGCAAGCAACTCTAACTGACTTCAGGTATCTCAGGAAGATCTGGAAAACTAACACAGAAGAAGAGGCCCTATTGGGTCTTTCCATTACAGGAATTATGGATCACCCTGTGCTTAGTGGTCGGCATGCACAAGAAAAACTTGAGAAGTGGCTAACAGAACTTAAAGGAGTAGCGATTGAAACTAACAAAATTTGGGCAGAGAGGCTTGGGATTAACCAAGCAGCTGCGATTACTTGCGTTAAACCAAGTGGAACGGTTTCACAGCTTGTTAACTCAGCAAGCGGCATACATCCCCGCTTTAGTCAACACTACGTTAGGACTGTAAGGGCAGATTATAAAGACCCTATGGCTCAGTATATGCAAGCCAATGGATTCCCTTGTGAAGTAGATCAAATGAAGGACACTAACCTTGTGTTTTCATTCCCTATTCAATCACCAGAATCTAGTGTAATAGTAAAAGATGTAGGAGCTATGGAACAATTAAAATTATGGAAAACCTATCAAGATTATTGGTGCGAGCATAAGCCTTCTATAACTGTTTATTATACAGATGAAGAATTCCTACAGGTAGCTCAATGGTGCTGGGAGAATTTTGATTCCATAAGTGGGATCTCTTTGTTACCTTACAGTGACCACACATACCCTCAAGCCCCTTATCAAGAAATTGATGAATTAACTTACCACTCACTTGTTAAGCAAATGCCTAAAGATATCGACTGGGATGAGCTAGCTAAGTTTGAAAGAGGTGAAGACACTACCTCAGGTAGTCAGACACTTGCGTGTTCTGGTTCTAGCTGTGAGATAGTAGATATCGCATAAACACAGGCCCTTCGGGGCCTTTATTTTGGAGTTTAGAAATATGTTAAAAGACCTTATAACCGGGTTTACACTTATACTGGGTACGCTAAAGCTTCTTGGTATGAACGACACTTCTTGGATGGTCATACTGTCTATGCCAGCGTCTTTTTTGCTTCTTGCATTCGTTGCAGGTGTGTTGCATCATGTAATGAATAAAGAAGAAGAAGAAGAGAAAGTGAATAACGAATCCCGTGAAGATAAAGACCTTCATTAGCAGGAGAATTTATGAGAGTACAAATAG